AGCAGCAGGCGCAGTGAAGGATCCGTAGATGAATGCTTCCGGGCGTTTCACCGCCAGCGCCAGACGCTCTTCGCAACGAATCGAGATCATGTTTTTCTCGAAGTCGTCGGCGTTCTCAGTGGAGATCACCACGTTGGCATCTTCACGGTCGAACAGCTGGGCCGCGGCGTTGAATGCACCGGTAAGGAACTTGCCCTGGAATGCGGCAGCTTCGGTCGCCACCACCGGCAGGCCCCAGAGGGTTGGCCCGGTAAGGGCCGCCGGATTCGCCAGGATATAGCGGCCCAGCGTGTCCTTGGTGAGTTCAATCTTCGCCCAGTCGATGAAGTGCAGGACGTGGCCGGAAGCCGGGAAGCGCGCCAGCTGCGCCTGCAGCATTGCGAGGCGAAGATCATCGATGCCGTTCTGCTGCTCAACAGTAAAGGCAGCGTCATAAGCAGACGCCTGCGGGACGATGCCTTTCAGGTGCGCGCCGGTACCATCGCCGAACAGAATCTCCTGCTCTTCGACATATTTCAGGCCGTAACGCATTTCAGCGTCGATAGTGGATTGCAGCTGTGCAAAATCATCCAGGATCTGCTTGGAAGCTTTGAACATGTGCGCGATGGTGGTCACCGGGGTGATCTGCGTGGCGAACTGGATATCGCTGTACGGCTTGGCGGTGCCTTCCGGCACGACTTTCGCCGCATTGGTGAATCCGGTCTGCTGCACCCAGAAGATGGCTGGTGCCGAGGTGCGGCCAGGTGCGATCAGATCACGGATGAAAAGGCGCTGTTTCGGTGCGGTGTCGATACCCGGCAGGCGCTGCGGCTCAACCACGCCGGTTGCCACGTCAGTGGAGATCAGCGCAGCATTAACCGGAACGCTGACACGCTTGCCGCCTTCAACGCTTGCCGCGAAAGCTTTTAGCGCTTCACTGCTGATAACGGTCTGGCCGACGGTCTCGATAATTTTTGCAGCGCTGGCCAGCGGCATCTGAGCTACCTGCTGCTCAATTTCACCTACTGAAGATTTCAGCGACTTAAGCGCATCGTTCAGCGCATTGTGTTCAGTGGCAATTTTATCCACTGCTTCTTTGGTTTGCGCAGACAGCTGACCAGAGCTTTTAGCCTCCTTCAGCGCGTCCTCGGCTTTCTGGCTGAAAGTGCTGGAAACTTCTTCCAGCTTCGAGGAGACTTTTTTCAGTAATTCGTTAACTTCAGACATGGTCTTTCCTTATTGGCCGAACGCCGCCAGGGCGTCTTCAAGTTGTTTGATATTGTCAGGGTTGATTTCTTCGGTAGCGCCCGGCGTACCTTCAGGGATGGCAGCAGCGCCTGGCTTGCTGCCGGATAAAGCTTTAAGAAGTTTTCGACGCTCTGAGCGCGGCGTATCGGTTTTGGCCAGCAGCGCGTCAAGCTTGCGCAGCGCCGCCGCCGGACTGTCGTCGTCGTCGGCAATTTCATCAGCGGAAAGAAGGCTGTCAGCAAAGCCCTTCGCTACCGCGTCACTGCCGCCGATATAGGTTTCGCCATCCATCATCTTGCCGATAGTGTCGGCATCAAGACCGCTGCGCGCCTGATAGATATCGCTCATCGCGTTATCAAACGGCTCCATGTCAGCGGCGATCTGCGCCAGGTCGTGACGGTTGCCCATCGCGTAAACCCAGCAGTTGTGGATCATCAGGAATGCACCGCGCCCAATCTGCACGTCGTCACCGGCCATCGCGATGACCGACGCCGCCGACGCTGCCAGACCCAGCACCTTCACAGTGACCCTGCCTTCGTACTCGCGCAGCAGGTTATAAATCGCAAGGCCCTCGAACATGTCGCCGCCGGGGCTGTTGATGTTGACCGTTACGTCAGCGCCATTAAGGGAGCGAAGCGCCCCGGCAATGCGGCTGGCCGTCACCCCGTCGCCCCAGTAGTCCGCGCCGATCACGTCGAAGATAGAAATGCTGTTGTCACCGTCACGGGCGGCGCGGATGCCGCCGTTCCAGCGCTCCATTGCCGCCGCTGGCAGGTCAGGTTTTTCGCGCGCAAAAGGTCGCCCCTCCGGCGCCGCCGGAAGGCTTTTAATTGTCATGGATGCTCCTAAGCCGCTTGTTTCAGCGGGGACTGTTCGAAGGGGATGTCGGGGAATACGTGGTTATGAACCTGTCGCAGCGCGAAAGCCTGTGCTGCCTGACTGTTTTGTTTCAGGTCTTCAAGCGGCGTCAGGTTGAGCTGCACCGTATAAAGATCGCCGCCCTCAATCGGTGGCATGTTTTCCAGGCGGCGTACGTCGTTGCGGGACATCCAGCCGTTCTGCAGCGCACTGGTGTAGTAAGCAGCCCGGCCAGCGCTGTCGGCGCGCAGCAGGCCCTCAACTGAGAACTCAGCAAAGAGGTCCTCTTCGCCATTCAGCAGGCAACGGGAGATCTCCTGCTCGATATTCACCAGCAGCGGGCGCAGCGTGTGGGTCAGGAACTGGAGGTTCATTCCCTCGAGGCTCGACGCCCAGCTGCTTTGCTTTGATGTATGCCCGACCATAAACGGCGGCACGCGGAACCAGCGGCAAATTTCCTCAATACTGAATGAGCGACTTTCCAGCATCTGGGCATCTTCAGGGTTCATGGTGACACCCTGATATTTCAGGCCGCCCTCAAGCACCATGATTTTTCCGGCGTTTTTGGAACCGGTAAACTTCGCCATATAACCGCGAAGTCTTTCCCGCTGATCTTCGTCCAGCGCATTGTCAGATGAGAGAAAGCCGGAGCTTTGCAGGCCCTGTTCAAAAATCTTTGCCGCGGACTCTTCAACCGCCATCGCGGAGCCGATTACATCCCGCCCCGCCCTCATCGGCATCATGCCGCAGACACCATCGAGGCCGAACCCACGGATGTGCATCAGGTTCTTTTCGGGAATAACGCGCTGCCTGCCGTCTTCGGTGTAGGTGTATTCCAGCCGCCCGGTGTCCAGCCGCTTCACTACCATGTTCTGAGGCAGCAGTGGCACCAGCGACACCAGCTTATTGCCGATAAACAGCTTTTCGACAAAGGCATTTCCGCGCAGGCAGATGCTGGCCACCACCATCAGCATGAACCGGGACGGCGTCATTTCAAGATTGGGACGGCGACAAAGCACCTGGTAAACCGGATGGTTCTGTGCCAGCTTGCGCGAGCCATCAGCCTGCCGGGTGTAAATCTTAACCGGCAGCGTGGACACCGACTCGCTCAGAAGCCGGACGCAGGCCCAGACTGCCGAAAGCTGGATCGCCCGATCTGCCGTGACGACCTTGCCGCTGCTGCTCGTGCCGTACCACTCCTGCCAGAACGTTCCGGTAGTCAGGCTGATGGGCACGCCCAGCCAGTTGAGCAAGGCACTTTTTACCTTGCCCGGCTGCTTACTTTTCTTCATCAGAAACCTACCATGATTGGATTTTCAAAGAAGCCGCTCAGATCCTGAGCATCATTACCACCATTGACCAGCATCCGGCTTTTAGCCGTAAACAGTGCAACCGGTCCGTCAATTTTGTTTTCAGGTGTGGACTTGTTCGGAAAGATGTTGTCGTTTTTGTCCGGCTTAACCGTGACGTTTGACATCATCCATCGCATTACGGGGTTGTCGTCATGGTGGAACTTGTTGCCGTAAATCTCCGCCTGCACTGATTTCATGGACTCAGAAAGGTTTTTGACCGTCTGTGCGACTTCCACCAGCGGCAAGCCTTCCTCCGCAAGTGACAGGCTGAACTGCACGGCGCTCCAGGGATCGAAAGCAATCTCCTTGATGTTCTCGCCCTTCACCCACTCCACAATGTCGGCTTTAATCATGCCGTGATCGATAACGTCCCCGTCAGTCAGCTCGAGATATCCGGCGTCGGCCCACTTCCTGTAAAGCTCTGCAATATGGGCTGGCGCTGTTTCCAGTCGCCCTTCTGGGATCCAGAAGCGTGGCTGCATATGAGTTTCACCTGCAGGATCGCGCCAGGCTTTCACCGCTGCACAAATATCGATTTTGTTGGCGAGGTCGACCCCCACCCACAGAGGCCACGCCTTACGCTCAGCTTCTGAAGCAATACCCGGCATTTTTGCCCAGCGGTCCATATCCATCCAGGCGCTCTCGGCAGTTACTCCTGATAAACGTTGCCATTGTGCTCAAAATCGAACTGCGCCAATGGCGCGGTTAAAACTCCACCAGCAACCAGACGCTCCGCTGAACGTTTCACATCACTGTGTTTGCTCTGTACCAGCTCCGCAATTTCCCGGCTGGACATCGTCACTGCATCATTCACGATTAACTGATTCATGCGTTTCTCCACTTATAAGGCGGCTGCACCCGCCGGTTCGTACTTACTGATCGTGATTTCTACCTTTCCTTTCTGCGTTACTGGCCCCCACTCCACCAGCATTCGCTTAATCTGGCTGTCATCCTCCCAGATGCCTGCGTGGGTCAGCGCGTCGAAGAGCGCCTTGTTGTAGTTGTCGATATCACGGCGCCGCGCGTCTGGCGGGAAAAGAACGATCTCTACCGCTGCCGGAGCGCTGCTGGGCTTCGGTAATTTGCGCAGCTGCTCAATGATCGCAGCGCATGCATCGCTCTGGTATTCCCTGCCCTTGGCGCTAACGAGAGTGCGGCCTTTCAACGGGCCGCTATTTGGGGATCGCCAGTAGGCATTGACGCTCGGCGGGAATGGCAGAGTCAGTTTCATAGCTCAACCCCGCGGATCTCCAGAAATGTGAGCGCCTGTTCGCGCGCGCTTTCATCGCCGATCAGCAGCGCACGAATTACCGCAATGGCTTCGTCTTCGGATTGCTGGCCTGTAATGCTGATCCCACGGGAAACACCCGGGGTGATCGTGATGGCTCCTTTTCGCTTGAGGGTTAGCAAAATGTCCCGCGCAGCGTTTTGCGAGCTGCAGCCCATTAACCCGGCAAGTTCGCTGACGGTTGGAGGGAAGCCGTGCTGTTTCTGGTAGTCAACCAGCAGGTCCAGAACCTCCTGCTGGCGAGTGCTTAGAGGTTTCACGCTGCTTCCCCCTCTTTCTGCCCGGCTTTGCGTTCATCCATCAGCATGCGGAATCGGATCCTGAGAGAACGGATGTTGTTCCAGTGATGCCGTGGGATGGTCTCGAGGATGGCTGTTACTTCATCGCACGCCAATCCATATTCGCTGATCATCTCTGGCGCCAGAGTAAGCAGGCGCTCCTGCATGTCTTTACGGATGTTGTCATGCTCGAAGCTTTGCTGGTTAAGCCAGTTAATCAGCTGTTGCTGATCAACATTTTCTCTTATCAGTGCTACCGCACGGGCAATGGTTTCGAGCGGCACAACAATGAATTCAGGGCTTGCAACTGAATCAGATGCCCAGGTATGCGCGAAGCGCGATTCTGCGAAGGTGTATACCTCTTTGTCGCCGAACGCCGCGCAGGCACACGCCCAAAAGTTGAAGCCGCTTTGCTCAACAATATCTTTCTTGGTCAGCGGAAGTTCTGGCTCAGCAGCTGCTGGTGGTGCCTCTTCCACCGGCGCTACGGCTTCTGGAATAATTTCCGGAATATTTTGCGGTTGTTGCTGTGGTTCAACCTGCTTAAACAGACGCTCAGCTTCACGGCGGATCTGCGACATGAAGGCATCCCCGCGCGCTTCCAGATCCTTACGGCTGATATAGCTCATCGCCTGGCCGCGCCAGGTCTTGTCGAATACGACGACTGCGCCAGCGAAGAACGCTCCAGACGGCACCTGCTTTTCGTCTTTCGGCACAAACCACATCGGCAGATCGAAACCAATTCGCCCGCGGATGAAAGCAACATGATCGGCATCTTCCGGCCACCAAACCTCACTGGTTGCAGCCTTGATCAGGAACACAAAGCGACCGCCCTTGTCACGCATCGCGCTGGCGTGCTGCATGATGTAACGCATCCCGGTGATGTACTCATCCTCATGCATGCTGGCGCGGCTGTATGGTGGGTTCGCAAAAGCAGCGCCGTTGAGTTCTGTCACCCTGGCGGACCAGTCCTGCGCCAGCGCATTGTCTTCTGCGGTGTAATACGCTTCGCATTTGCTGTTCTCGCCGTCGGAAAACAGGTCCAGAACGAACGGGCCAAACATTGAGTTGATACCCCAGAAAATGTTATCTGGCGTACGCCACTGATCGCCGACTTCTTTCAGTTCGTGCAGCGGCTGGCTGCGCAGTTCGGCCAGGTCCCGGCAGTATTTATTGGTCATTGATCTTCTCCGATGTAATGGCCTGCCAGCAAACATGCGTCTGTTACGCAGCGTTTTTTGGCCTGTTTCAGGCATGAAGCACGCCGTTTGACGTAGCGCTCCCGGTCCTTATTTACTGGTGACAGATCGAAAGCGTTAAGCCATACCGTGGCTGCGCGCAGGTAAAGCCCCTTCCCCTCCAGCTGGATGGCGTAACTTTCTAAATCAGTAAGGGTCCTGACCGTGTCTGCGTAGGACGCCGCTGCTGCTGCAGCGTCTGTTTTGACGAACTCTTCGCAGGGGTAATACACAATCGTCGTGTCGTTATGCACCTCGCGCTTTAGCTTCCCCTCGTTGTGAAAACGGAACATGCAGCGGCTGATAGTGCGAAACGAGGTATGAGTCAGAACATTGGCAACCTGCCGGGTGCTACAGCCAGGGTTATCCAGCGCAAACTGCAAAACTTCGGATTCGATGCTCATCCGTTCACCACCCGGAAGCCTTTGGCTCCCTGCGAATAATCGGTACCGACAAAACTGGATTTAAAAAGCGGATCCTCTTTGATGCCGGAACTTGCTGGAGTCATCCAGTCGTCTTCGTAGTGTCTGTCAGGGCCGAAGAAGGTTTTGGCCTGTTTGACGAACTCGGTACCGGTCTTGCCTGTTTGAGCAACAAACCCGGCATAACGCTTAACGCCTTCCAGCATGACGAGAGGCGAAACGCCTTCACGAACGCGGGCGTCCCAGGCTTTCAACGCAGCGCTTTTCGAGTTACCACCTGCCCGCTTTGGATATAACCCCCAGGCCAGATCAAATAAGTTTTCATTGACTGGTTCATTGACTGGTTCAGAGAACTGACTGGTTCCGGGTGCAGCTCCTGCACCACTAACCGGTGCAGCAGATTCACCACCTGGTGCAGGAGATTCACCACCCGGCGCAGGACGTGCACCAGAGGGTGCAGCATTTGCACCACTGGGAAGGTTAAGTTTGTAAACGTTGGTGCGGTTCAGGCCGGTAGCCGCCTTGCGGACTTCAACCGATACCAGACCATCCTCAACCAGCTGTTTGATATGGTTTTGTACAGAGCGCTCTGATATCTCGCATTGCTCTGCGATATAGGGAACGGAGGGCCAGCATTCGCCCTGATCGCTGGCGTTATCGGCTAGCTTGATCAGCACGAGCTTGCGCAGCGGGTTACCCACTTTTGCTTTCATGGCTCTGACCATTAATTCCATGCTCATCTGGACCTACCTCAATTTCCCTGAAATCGCGCTTGAAGACCTGAAGTGGGCTTGAGCACTCGTGTGGATAGCCAGATCGCAGATAGATAACGCGCTGCGCTTCTGGCTCCCAGCGGATAACTTGAACCGGGATGCCCCGGCGGTCCCTGAATCTTCTGTCGATTTCACGCATAAAGATTCTCCTTTACGGCGCCATACCCCCACGATTGCCATTGCCCGGCTGTGGTTACATGCAACCCAGCGGCCTGATACCATGCGCTCATACCGAAACGACGGGGTCCCATTGACCGGGAAGCCACGGAGTTGCGGCAGACGGTGATTTACCGTTAAACTGTTCATGCGTTAGTTTCTCCACTGTTACGACACGCCACGACGCCCGGAGCTGCACACTCGCGGGCGTCATTCTTTTCAGCCGCACAAAAAACGCGATACAGCAGCGTTAAATGCTCCTGCCACTTCTGCATGACCTGATAACTGTTCTCTTCGATTTGCTCGCGTTCGGCCTGGTCAATCACGCCATCGGCAGTGGCCTTGCGAACGTATGTCGAGTGTTTACCGATCCACTCGATAGACTCCATCAGGCGCTGATTGATATCGGCGTTATCCACGTCCTCGATATCCACCAGCGGAACATTGACGCTGTTCGACTGGCGCGATACCGCATCAGCGATGTGCTTGGTGCCGCTGGCCTGCTGGAGAACCATCGCCCAGCCCATTGGGAAGATCTGATCGCCACCAGTGCGCAGGCGGTTAAAGAGCGCATCCTCTGTCACGCCCAGCCATTCAGCCGCCTCGGCGTAACCGCCCGGCAGGCTTGAGATGGTCTTTTTAATTGCCGCCACCAGCCATGCGGGTTGCTTTTCGACTTGCCAGTGTTGTTGGTTATCCACGGTTAACTCCTTGATGCTGTGGTGTCTTTTCTTCGTGTTCTTGGTTACTGTTTCGGGTAGATGTCAGGTCGCAAATCAGATTTAGTTATTGCGCCAGCTGTGATCTCTTCGAGCTTTTTGGCGAGGGCGAATCCTGCCTTTTTGTAGCCGTTGAAAACCAAACGCAGATAACCGGGGGTTGATTTGACGCTAACTGCTAATTCGCACTGCTGCTCTTTCGATAAAGAGTCCCAATACTCTTTCATAATATGTACCTCCTGTGTACATATTACATGAATAATATGAACCTACAAGGTACTTGTACCTTTAAGGTACACAATGTTTAATTCTGGGATGAAAACGATTCAGGAAATTAGGCGGTTAAACGCCAGAAAGCTGCGTGACGGTGTCGGCGGAAACACTTACTTCGCCACCATGATCGACAGAGAACCTACCCAAACCAGCAGGTTTATGGGGGATGGCGCGTCTAAAAATATTGGCGATGCAATGGCTCGTCATATTGAAAAATGCTTTGATTTGCCGTTAGGCTGGTTGGATCAGGAACACCAAACCACTAATGTTGCAAAAAGTCCTGACGTATCAGACACTAATAGAAATATAACATTGGTTCCGGTTATATCCTGGGTGCAGGCAGGAGCATGGACGGAAGCTGGCTTTGCCGAGGTTGACTTGAGTAGTGTTGAAACTTATCCGTGCCCTGTGCCGTGCGGACCCATGACGTATATCTTGCGCGTGATTGGTGACTCTATGATCGATGAGTACCGTCCGGGCGACATGATTTTTGTAGATCCCGAAATCCCAGCATGCCATGGCGATGACGTTATCGCGTTAATGCACGATTCAGGAGAGACCACCTTCAAGAGGTTAATTGAGGATGGCGGCAGTAAGTACCTGAAGGCCTTGAATCAAAGTTGGCCGGAGCCCTACGTTAAGATAGACGGCAGCTGCTCCATAATCGGTACGGTGATCTTTTCAGGAAAACCGCGAAGGTACCTTAACAAAATTTAAATTTTAATCTTAAGCCTGCGGAAGCGGGCTTTTTTGTGCTTGACAATGTACCCTAACGGTACATAATGTACCTGAAAGCAACAGCGAACAGGCAGGACGCCCACGCAGTAGCCGCCGGTGGCGCATGAATGACCGGATGATTCGCTGTCAGGTGTCTTCGGGAGGGGTAACAGAGTCGCGGCCTGATAAACCGCTACTCGTAGTCAAATTCCTATAGCTGGTGGCGATACCCAAGCCAGGAATACCAAAACCAGCAGGAGTGTTAAGGGTAAGGGCTTATCACCCCCTTAGCACCCCGCCCGAAGATACCTGCTGAACATGGCGAAAGCCGAAAGACTTGAAGGCGTTTCTCTCAGGTTTCGCGCTAAAGAATAGCGGGGAGAACCTGGGGCGGTGAGCAAACCCCGCGTGGCTGCACCTGACGCTACAGCCCAGACCAACAAGCCGATTGGCAACGTAATTGCCCTTTTCATTCTTCCCGGCGAGGTAGCGCTGCCGGACCGGGAGGGGTGAATAGACCAACACAACTGAAAGGGCGCTGACGAGCAAGGCATAAGTGACGGTGCGATTCCGTACAGCTCCCTTAGATGGGAGGGGTTAGGCAGCCAAATGATCCGTTCGAGTCGGATACCGGTAGCGCTCTTTCAGTTGTGGTGAATGCACAGGCCGATGTGCAGCGGACTTTTAATCCGTGCGGATACTGGCACAACCAGCCCGAAAGCCGGAGATCGGCACCGGCCACCACAACCTAAGACCTGTAAAAGCTGCATTGCTGTCTTTGGCGGCATCTATCTCTACCCGTGAGGATGCCGCAATTTTTTTACGCAACACACGAGAGCATCACCGGGCGACGGGCTCATAACCCAATCCACCCGGGCGGCTTCCTAACCGCAGGTGCTCTCCTGTGTTGTGTGGAGAAACTAACTGGCGGTGGCAGCCGCCTTCAGAGGGTAAGCCGATGAGTAATGAACGTTTGACCGATGTGCCCGAGTTTATGGGCGAACTGGACGGCGGCGTGTTCCAGAACAAGATCGCCGTGGCACTGAGTGAGGTCGCCTTCGGCGTGCTCAACAACGGCCAGAAGGGAAAAGTTACGTTGACCTTTGAGCTTGACCGCATGAGCAACTCCGTCGAAGAGAAGCGCGTGATGATCAAGCACAAGCTGGCTTATGTGCGCCCTACCCCTCGTGGTAAATCCTCAGAAGAGGACAGCACCGAAACGCCGATGTACGTCAACCGCGGCGGCAAGCTGACCATCCTGCAGGAAGACCAGGGGCAGCTGTTCAGCCTTAAAGGCGATCCGGATGCGAAGCTGCGCTCGCAGCAGTAACCTACCATTCACCCACGTTAAGGAAATACCATGTCCCACTCTTTAGACTCCGGCGCGATCGACAAAATCCAGACCCTGGTGCTGTCACAGTTCGTCGAAGAGAAGTTGTCATCTGTTGACTGCCCGGCTGCCGTCTTACCAGCTGGTGCCAGCATCGAAAACCTGGAACGCCTGTCGCTGGAGCGCTACCGTTTTCGCGGCAAAATGCAGACCGCCAGCATTGACGACTTTGCCCGCTACTCTATCGGCTATGCAGTTGAGGGTACCCGCTGCTTCATCAATGCCGATGAGATGCGCGCGGCTGCCGTGTTCAACCTGGGCACGCTGAATAATCCGGGCCACGCTGATAATACTGCCCTGCTGGCTCTGAAAAAGACCGCCCCGTTTGCCTCCCTGCTGTCCAGCAATGGCGATCGCCACAGTCAGAAAGAACTGGCCGAGTGGCTGGAAGACTGGGCAGAAAACCTACTCGGCTTTGATGCCGACGGCGAAACGATCGACGCGAAGAAGTCTGCGGCGGCGATCCGCAAAATCACTATCGAGTCCATCCAGAAAGCGGACTACGAGGATCAGGACTTCAGCGGTAAGCGTTCTCTGATGGAAAGCGTTGAAGCTCGCACACAGGACATCATGCCGGTGGCGTTCGAGTTTCGCTGCGTGCCGTTCGAAGGCCTGGCGGAGCGTCCATTCAAACTGCGGCTGAGCATCATCGGCGGCGATCGCCCTACTCTGGTGCTGCGTATTGTCCAGCTGGAAGCCCAGCAGGAAGATATGGCCACCGAGTTCCGTGATCTGCTGGTCGAGAAGTTCAAAGACAGCCAGGTGGAAACCTTTATCGGTTCTTTCAGCGCTTAATTACGTTGCCTTAAATGCCCCGCATCAGGGGCATTTAGTGAAGCGAAATTAAATTAACGATCGCCAGCAGGCGAGGGATTCGCTCAACCAAAAATCAGGCGCGGTGCAGCGCGTATTAATGGAGAACACGTAATGTCATATATTCAGACACTATCCGGGAAGCATATTAACTACCTCAATATTCATCACGAAGATATCGTGATCGAGGATATTGCCACTGCCCTTTCTCACATCTGCCGCTTTGCCGGTCACCTGCCGGAGTTCTACAGCGTCGCGCAACACTCGGTGCTGGTCAGCCAGCTGGTTCCCGCAGAGTTCGCGCTTGAAGCGCTGCTGCATGATGCTGCTGAGGCATTTTGCCAGGACATCCCGGCACCGCTTAAACGCCTGCTCCCGGATTACCAGCGTATCGAGGAGTATGTCGATAGCGAGATCCGCGCTAAGTTCGGATTACCGGCCCACCAGCACGACACGGTGAAGTATGCCGACCTGGTCATGCTCGGTACAGAACGCCGCGACCTGGACATTGACGACGGCACGGTGTGGCCCGTCCTCGTCGGTATCCCCCCAACCGACCTGTTTACCGTTATTCCGCTCCGCCCAGTGCAGGCCTACGGTCTGTTCATGGCCCGATTCAACGAGCTGATGGGGATCCGCAAATGCGCCTGACCAATATCCAGTTAATTCACGCCGCCCACCATGCCGCACGCTATTTGCCGAAAGCGTCGGCGGAAATGGTGAGGGAGCTGGCCACACGATTGGATGTTTCACTGGTGGCGCTGCGTGAGATGACGAAGCAGCGGGATGCGCTGGCTGTGGAGAATACGGGGCTGAAAGAGTGCACCGTTAATCATGCGCACGCAGTAGAACACTGGAACTCATGGGCAGACGCAAAAGATAAAATTCCGCCCGCGCCTGAAACACCGGCCACCGACGCTTTCCTGGCTGAAGTGCAGGCCAGCGCGATACCTGAAGGCCACACACTCGTTCCTCAGCAAATGTTCCTGTCAGCCGAAGCGATGGAGGGGATTTGCTTCCACTGTGGCGACGGCGGTTTTGCTTTCGGCGAGTTTACAGACGGAATACTGTCTGTCGGGGCTATTGACGATAGCGACGGGCAGAAAATTTACGGACTCCATATTTCCACTGCTGACTATCCGGAAGAGGGTTACGCGACGGTCTGCGAATTTCTGCCAGTGACACCTCAGGGAGCGGCCCAATGAGCAAAGTAAAAACCCATACCGGTACCATCATCACTAAGGACGGCGAGAAGATCGTAAAGCTGCATGAGACGCCGACCACCTGGTGTGTTGGCCAGCGTGAAACCTATCGCAAGGAAGACGGCCGCCGCAGTGGCGCTCCGCTGACGGCTCGCAGGCTTAAGCTGTCAACCATTAAACCGATTATCGCAGAAGCATCTCAGCAGGAGGATCCGCAAATAAAAAAGTAAACCGATGTGGTAGTTGTTGTGACTGGTTCCGCAATGGCTGCGGGACCTGTATCTTCAAAGAATGACCGGGTGCAGCCGGTAAAGTGGAGGAATTATGCTGAACCTCGATTGTGTGCCTATCTCAGCTTATTGCAATGAAACTGGTGAGAGCATTGATGCCATTAATAAGCGCTTACAGCGCGGAGTTTGGCGTGAAGGTGTTCAAGTTCTGAAAGTAGAAGGCGTTAAGGAGAGATGGATCGATTTGAGTGAGGTAGCTAAATGGGCAAGACAGAGTCGCCTAAACTCCCGCGCGGCGTGACCATCAGGAAGCACAGCCAGGGGGAAACCATAAATATCACGTTCACTTATAAAGGGGTGAAATGTAGAGAACCCCTTTCAAATTTGGATGTGAGCGCCAAAAACTTGAAATACGCCGAGCGGACCCTCGGCGAAATCCATAACCAAATCGAGCGTGGAACATTCGTTTATGCAGAATATTTCCCGCGATCTGCACGGTTAAAATTATTTGGCAATGCGGCCGCTGGAAAGACAATAAAAATGTACCTGGACGAATACCTTAACATCTGTGAAACGCGAAAACTTTCGCCGTCCACCATCGGCGGTTATAAAAAATGTCGTAGCGCACTGGTAGCCCTTCATTCACTGCCTGCAAGCGAGCTTACACCGGCTGCAATGAAGGCGTGGATCCAGAGCCGCACCACTACGCTGAAGACAATTCGCAACCAACTTTCTTTCTTGCGATCAGCGCTTGATGAGGCTGTAACAGATGGCGTCCTCCAACTAAACCCGGTATCCCTGGTAACGGCATCCCGGTATCAAAGTGACAAATCGACTGCTGACAGCGACTATATTGTCGATCCGCTTTCACCAGCAGAAGTGGATGCGCTCCTCTCCTCTGCCTCTAACAAGCAGTGGGGCCCCCGGTTTCTG